AATTTGTCTCCAGTAATATATTTGAATAATTCCTCCACGGAATTTAGAAATAGTAGAATTGATAATCCAATTTCAGATTATGTGACAGACTCTAAAGTTAATTCAATAATTAATGATCCTCATGCATCCTCTTATGTATCAAAACTAGTATCATTAAAGCAACCTGCTACATCATTAAAGATCATTTTATCTGCTTATAGACACGAGTCTGCAGATTTTAGAGTTCTCTATAGTTTAGTTAGAGCAGATTCTAGTGAAATTCCACAAGCATTTGAATTGTTCCCAGGATATAATAATTTACAGTATACTGATACAAGTCAGTATTCAGTTATAGACCCTTCGAAAAATAGTGGACTATCAGATATATTTGTTTCACCAAGTTTGGAGAATGAATTCTTAGAATATGAATTTACTGCCGATGGTTTAGATTTGTTTACTGGATATGCAATTAAAATTGTTATGTCCAGTACAAACCAGGCATATCCAGTAAGAATTAAAGAACTTAGAGCAATTGCAATAAGATGATAAGAGTAGAAGGACATCTAAATCTTTATAGAGATGAAGCATCAGGCGCAATTATAAATTGCGATTCTGTGGCATATAATCAATATGTTAATTCATTACACTCCAGAGATTTGCAAAAAAAAGAAATTGATAATATGAAAAATGATATAAATGAGATAAAATCTTTACTTAAACAATTATTGGAGAAAAATGGATCCATCTAGCATTATATTAAATAGTACACATAAATTATTCCAATATGAGAGGATTTCTAGAGAAATCGATACTTGTAATGATATTACAGAATTAAAAAATATTGCAAAATCTTATGTTAAACTTCATTTAGCACAACAAGAAGTTATTTCAACTCTTGGAATAGAGTAAATATAAATAGACTTAAGGAATATATTAAAAAAATGGCAGTTTATGTTTCCAATATTGTCATTGAACAGGGATTTGACTATTCTAGTATCTTCAGTTTAGAAGATGCTAGGACAAATTCATATCTAAACATTGTTGGTTATGCCGTAACTGCACAAATGAGAAAGAGTCCTTCCAGTTCAACTGCCGTTGCTTTTGCTTCCACAATTATAAATGCTGAAGTTGGTGCAATACGCATTTCACTAACAAGTGCTCAAACTCTAAATTTAAAACCCGGAAGATATGTTTATGATGTGATGTTAGAAAATGGTGGTTTGGGATCGGGTGGACAAAAATATAAAGCTATTGAAGGAATGGTTCTAGTACGAGCAGGAGTCACACACTAATGCCAAACATATCAGACAGAATTGGCAATCAAAACGTTATTAGAGTCCTTTCTAATATAGGAGCATCGGCAACACGATTAGTAGATTTAAGTGATGTTGATGTATCTTCATTAGCAGATGGATTTGTGCTTGAATATAAGGCACAAACTTCAAAATTTATTACAACTGATTCATTTAGATTCCTAAAGAATGTAAATGTAACTGGAATATTAACTACTTACAATCTTGATGTTATCGGCGTAACAACATTTCGCGGTGATTTATATGTTGGTGCGGACTTATATGTGGCAGGTGATATAAACCTTAAGCAAATTGATGGGGGAGAATACTAATGGCAAAACCAGCAAGTAGACAAGAACTTGTAAATTACTGTCTAAGGCGTCTAGGTGCTCCTGTACTGGAGATTAATGTTGATGATGATCAAATAGATGATCTAGTCGATGATGCCCTTCAACTGTTCTATGAGAGGCACTTTGATGGTGTCGAAAGAATGTATTTGAAGTATAAATTGACACAGGAAGATATTAATAGAGGAAAATCTACCGGTACAACCGGAGTCGGAATTGTAACAACTACTGGAACTTCACAAGGAAAAACTTTTAATTTTTATGAGACTTCAAATTTTATTCAAGTTCCAGATTCAGTAATTGGAATTGAAAAGGTATTTAAATTTGATACTAGTGATATTTCTGGTGGAATGTTTAGTATCAAATATCAATTATTTTTAAATGATTTATATTATTTTAATTCCGTAGAACTATTGCAATTTGCAATGGTCAAATCATACTTAGAAGATATTGATTTTTTATTAAAAACTGATAAGCAAATAAGATTCAATAAAAGACAAAATAGAATGTATCTCGATATCGATTGGAGTTCTCAAAAAGAAAATACATTTTTTGTGATTGATTGTTATAGAGTATTAGATCCGAATGATTTTACTAAGGTTTATAATGATAGTTTTATTAAGAGATATCTTACTGCACTGATTAAACGACAGTGGGGACAAAATTTAATTAAATTTAGAGGTGTTAAATTGCCTGGTGGTGTCGAATTGAATGGTAGAGAAATATATGATGATGCAGAAAAAGAAATTCAAACAATATTAGACAGAATGGCAATGGATTATGAACTTCCACCTTATGATTTCATTGGATAATTATGGCATTAAATCCATTTTTCCTTCAAGGTTCTCCCACAGAACAAGGTTTAGTTCAAGATTTGGTCAACGAACATTTGAGAATGTTTGGGATTGAAGTATATTATATTCCAAGAAAATTATTAAAGACTGATAATATCATCCGAGAAGTACAATCGTCAAAATTTGATGATAACTTTATTATTGAGGCATATTTGAATAATCATGAGGGATATTCTCCCGGAAGTGATATTATGTCAAAATTTGGAATTACTTTGAAAAATGAATTATCATTAATAATTTCTAGAGAGAGATTTGAGGAATTTATAAGTCCATTTTTGTCAGAAATAATTGCAGGAGAACCTAGTTATTCTCCCGGAGAGAAACTAGTGTTTGCGACCAGACCAAAAGAAGGAGACTTAATATTTTTTCCATTGGGGGAAAGACTATTTGAATTAAAGCACGTAGAATTTGAAAATCCATTTTACCAATTGGGAAAAAATTATGTTTATGAGTTGAAATGTGAATTGTTCGAATATGAGGATGAAGAAATTAGTACTGGTATTGCTGAAATAGAATCCACATTATCAGATACTGGTTATATAACAGATCTAAAACTTGTTGCATTTGGCGGATCTGCACAGTGTCAAGCAATTGTGAGTCCATATGCAGGAGTTAATGAAATCATAATTACTAATGATGGTTATGGATACACAAGAACACCTACAGTAACTATAGATCCACCACCAGATTTTACATTAGATCGTAGTTTACTTTTGGGTGCTACTAGTTTGAATAAAGACATTTCTAAAGCAACTGCGGTAGCAATAACAACCTCTGTTGGTGGAGTTAAGTCTATAAGTAAAATTTTAATTACAAATAGTGGATATGGTTATATTGATCCACCAAAGGTGAGAATCTCTGGTGGTGGTGGAACAGGTGCTACTGCCATCTGCGGAATTACTACCAATTTAATTACAAGAATTCATATTGTAGATAAAGGTGATAGGTATTATCAACCACCAACAATCACAATATCTGCACCAGTGGGAGGTGGGACGACTGCCACGGCCGTTGCAAAGATTTATTCAGGAAGACTTTCTGAAGTTTTACTTGTAAATGCAGGATCTGGATACACATCTTTACCAACAATCACAGTATCTGCACCACCAATAGTTGGATTTGGAACTTATATTGTATCCGAAGAAGTTACTGGAACTTTATCTGGTACTTCTGCAATCGTGAAGTATTGGGAAAATCCAGGAAAAGATATTGACAAAATATTAAGAGTTTACCTAAATAATGGAACATTTAATGTAGGTGAAAATATTGTAGGTTCTGCATCCTCTGCAATATATACATTAAAATCATACGATTTAGATACAACAACTAGCGACAACTATTCTCAGAATGATGAAATACAGCAAGAAGCAGAGTTGATAGTTGATTTTAGCGAATCGAATCCATTTGGTACTTACTAATGTTAGGAACTTACTACTATCACCATATTATAAGAAAGACAATAGTTGCTTTCGGTACAATTTTTAATGACATTCATATTCAGCATCAAAATAGTGCTGATGAAGTAATTTCTGATATGAAAGTTCCATTGGCATATGGACCAATGCAGAAATTTCTTGCAAAAATTCAACAACAGGAAAAATTAAATAAACCGGTTGCAATTACTTTACCAAGAATGTCATTTGAAATGACTTCAATTAGATATGATTCAACCAGGAAAGTGGGAGTAACTCAATCTTTTAAAGCATCTGATGGTGATAAATTGAAGAAGGTTTATATGCCTGTTCCATATAATATTGGATTTGAATTAAATATTCTTACAAAATTGAATGATGATTCATTACAAATTGTTGAGCAGATTTTACCATATTTCCAACCAGCATTCACATTAACAGTGGATCTTATAGATTCTATTGGAGAAAAAAGAGACATCCCACTAAATTTGGATGATGTTTCTTTTAGGGATGATTATGAAGGAGATTTTTCTGAAAGAAGAGCACTAATTTATACATTAAAATTTACGGCAAAAACTTACTTATTTGGTCCTATCGCAGACACTACTGATGGACTCATCCGTAAGGTTCAGGTTGATATGTATACAAGTACAGATATTGTAAATGCAAAGAGAGAGATGAGGTACACTGTCGAACCAGATCCAATTGATGCACAACCAGGCGATGATTTTGGATTCAATGAAAATTGGGAATTCTTCAATGATTCCAAAACTTATAGTCCAACGCAACAAACGGATATTTGATGAGTAGATATGGCAAATGATTTCGAATCTATAGACAAAGCACTGAATACTGAAAGTATTGTTGAGGTTAAGGCAAAAACATCGGAAATAGAATTAATAGAATCAACTCCAAATGATGTACAAAAAGACTATGAATATAGTAGAGCACAGTTATATTCACTTATAGAGAAAGGGCAGGAAACATTAAATGGTATTATGGAATTGGCAGCAGAAACTGATAGTCCAAGAGCATATGAAGTTGCCGGACAAATTTTAAAAAGTGTTGGAGATACTGCAGATAAATTAATTGATCTACAGAGAAAAATGAGACTCATTGAAGATGAGGCAGTAAAGACTACAAACAATGTGACAAATAATGCAGTATTTGTTGGATCAACTTCAGAACTACAGAAATTACTCAAACAAGGTTTTCTAAATAATAAAGATAAATCTTAAGTATATAAATGCAACTGAAGTCTCATAGAACAGTTGAACAAATTGCAAAGAAGCATCGTCTTGAAGTTTCTTTTATAAAGAATCAACTCAAAATGGGAATTTCTATTGAGCACGAACATACTCAGGATAAAGTTCTAGCGACTGATATTGCTCTTCAACATTTGGATGAGATTCCAGATTATTATACTCGTCTGAAAAAAATGGAAGCATCTGCAAAGAAAGAGCATAAGAAATTTAAAGATGTAAAAGAAGATGCAGTAACCGATCTTCAAAGAGGTATTACCGAATTACCCGATGCATCTTATGATTCTATTGATAATTTAATGAGACGCATTATGAAGAAAAGGAAAGTAACTGCTAAAGAACTTCATAATGATTTTGTTGATAAACATAATCAAACTCCAGATACTTGGGCAAAAAAGAATATGAAGGAAGAGAACAATGGTCTTTGGCGAAATATTCGTTTACGCAGAAAAAAAGGACTTCCTAGAAAAAAACCAGGACAAAGGGGATATCCAGAAACTTTAGATATTAAAGAGGGATTAAAACAGGCTCGTAAAAATGTTGGTGCCAGTAAGTGTTGGCCAGGTCGTGTTGCTAAAGATACAAAAATAAAGAATGGAATAGAGGTTCCTGATTGTAAATCAGTAAATTCCGAAAGTACAGATTCACTTGGATATGATTGGAATACACCAATTCGTGAAAGAGCAGATAGATATTGCCCAAAATGCGAAAAACTTGAAAGAAGATCTGAATGTAAGTATGGGACAAAATATTGGGATATGTTCTCCTTACCAGCAGAAATAATCAATTCGAAAAAAGATTATAATATAACAATGCCTCATCCTGGAAACATGCCAGAAGAAAAAGATCATGAGTATTCAATGGCACGTTCAGAAATCTCTACAATTATTGGTGCAGCAAAGAGATTGAAGAAAAAGATGAAAGGTGAAGGTAATATTAAAGCATGGGTTCAGTCGAAGATTACAAAAGCGGCAGACTATATTGATACGGCTGCTGATTATATTGATAGTGGTGAAAGTAAAGTAAATGAAGATACTACCATCGAGGATGCAAATGGAAATGACTATGTGCAATTTATTGATATTATTAAACCTGAACCACTAAAAGCAAGTAGAGGTATTGGTAGTAGGTTAGTTGGGGAAAGTATTTCTAATGAACCAAAGTTAAAACCAGGATCTGGACTTGGTGGTGGAAAACCAACTTATGAGAAAGGAAAAGAACCAAAACCAACAGGTGCAGAATTACCAAAACTTTCATTAGCACAGAAGAAAACTAAATTGCAGGTTGCACATTACGAACCAAAAATAAAATCGTTTACTGAATTTATGAGTGAAGCAAAAAAATCAGAGATGAAGTGCAACTCCCCAAAGGCCGAACCCGTGGGTGATTCTCTCACAGGAAAATCTCACGTAGTTAAAGCGTGTGAGGATGGGAAAGAAAAACTCATTCGTTTTGGTCAAAGAGGTGTAAAGGGTTCTCCAAAGAAAAAAGGTGAATCAAAGGAATATGCAAGTCGTCGTCATAGATTTCAATCTAGACACGCAAAAAATATTGCTAAAGGTAAAATGTCAGCGGCTTATTGGAGTTCGGTGGTGAAATGGTGATAAAGGTAAAGTGGTAATATAAATAAATATAATTAGCACTTTTAATATGAAAGAAATATTGGATAATAGAATAACCAAAATTGGGGATAAATGGATTACTGAATGCTTAAATTGTAAAAAACAAATAGCATTTTCTACTAAAAATAAATCTATAGAAATGCTAACTCGTGGAAGTTGTAGGAATTGTAAAAAAGATTATAGAAATATACATAATAAAGATATTCCAATTTATAAAAATTCCAACGATAAGTGGTGTAAAACTTGTTCTTGTTGTGGAAAAGAACAAGAATATACTAGAAAAGATCACGCAAAACAAAGTTATCTTGGGGATAACCAATGTAGAGATTGTGTATCAAAATCTAAAGCATTTTCAAACAATAGACCTGTTGGAGATAAAATGAGATTATTTAATAAATTTTTTAAATCATCAAAGTCTAGAAACATTAAATGGAATATTACTTTGGATCAAATGTTTTCAATTTATACTGGAAAATGTTCCTTAACTGGATGGGAAATTAATATTACACATAAAAATTGTACTGCAAGTTTAGATAGAATAGATAATAGTATGGGATACTCTCCAGACAATATACAATGGGTCCACACTATGGTGAACATGTGCAAGAATAAATATGATGAGAAGAAATTTATAGATCTTTGCAAATGTATTACAGAAAATACGCAAAAGAATAGATAATGAACGAACTATCAGAACTTTTTAAATTAGTAGCACAAGAAAAGAAACAAAAAAGAGAAGAATATGAATCTTTGGTCGGTGACTTGGGATTGGATTCAATCTTTGAGGAAGTTTCTGTTCTTAAAACTAAAAGTAAAATAAAAAATAAAAAAGGACATAAGGCACTCAAAGTATTTGAGGATTTACTCTCATCTAGAGAGATGGAACCAAATATTGAAGAAGAAATTGAAGAAATTTTTGAAGTAGTAGAAGAACTTCAAGAAGAACTGAAAGAACCAAAGAATGAACTGATTGAAAGATCATTAGGTCTTCTTGCCGAACCATCAAATACCAAAGTTCAGCAAGACCCACTAACTCCATTAGACCAAAAGTATGCAACACTTGAAGATTTAGGGAAGCATTATAAACTTTTCCTTTCTCGCATTCAACAACAACTCTCCACATTAGGTGGTGGTGGTGAAACTCGTTTTAGATATTTGGATGATGTTGTAGGTGTTGCAACGAATTCTGCTGCTTATGATGGAGCATTCTTGCAGTGGAATTCATCTACAAATACTGCAGGATTTTCAACATCTATTGGAGGACTTTTAATTAATGAGACACTAGATACAGTCACCGACCGTGGAAATACAACCACGAATGGTATTGGAGTTTCATATGTAAATCTTCCAGTTGGTTCTGTAATTACTGGTGTATCTTCAATTGTTGCGAATATTACAAGAGCAAATTTAAGTTCAGTTCTTGAATATGGACCATATGCTAATCTTGGTATTGGTAGTTATGGATTGACCTATGGTATTACTGGTGTTCCATATACAGTTTATGAACTCCAAGTAGTTCCATCACCAACACTTCAAATCGGTGATATTGTTGCTGGTGCAGGTATTTCAGTTGGAAGTGCAATTATTGGTATTGGTACTGGTTCATATAATAAGGTTATTATTACCGACCAGACCTTCCCCGTAGGTGCAGGAGTATCTCCCATACCTTATGGAACAATCATTAATTTTGCACGAGTAACAGTCAATCCTGGTTTATCAATCGCAACTCTTGATGCTACTGATATCACACTAAATGCTGGTGCTGGTAGTAATATTGTCTCCCACTCAGACATTCTTCCATATGTAACGAATGTTTGGTCGTTAGGTTCTCCTGCAAGAAGATTTAAAGAAATCTGGTTTGGAACTGGGACGATTTACGTTCAGGACGAAACATTAGGAAACGACCAAGCACTTGGAGCAAAGGATGGTAATTTCTATATCAAAGGTGGTGCAGGTTTAGAAGTTGGTGAATGGACTTTAAGAGATAATGAGATACGAATTTCAAACCCTTCTCGGGATGTTTATTTTGGTTCTCTTGGTGCAACTGGAAATGTAACTTTCAATCGTGCTCTTCACGTTCAAACATCTGCTGGTTCTACTACTTTTGCTGTTACTCGTAGTGGTAGAGTTCAAATCAATACTCCAAATATTCCAGGAAATGACCCTGGATCACTACTGATTAATGCATCAACTGATGGTAGTTATCAACCAGTAGTTCAATCGGGTGGATTATTGCACTTGGTAGGACCAGATGCTGGTAATGGAGCACCAGCAAGAATGAATATAGAAGCATATGGTAGTGTTTCAAATACACCAGCATTTATTAATGTTCGTCGTGCTCGTGGAACTGCTGCATCTCCACAAGGAGTTCAAAGTGGGGACATAATTTTTAGATTAGCAGCAACAGGATGGGCAACATCAACCTACAATAATGGAATTCCCAATAGTTTCCCTGGAATTGAAATA